TGCCATTTGAACAATTTAAAGATAATTTGTTACACGTATACAATTATTACATTCAAATGGAAAAATATGAACTTTGTACTCGAATCAAAAAAATAGAGACAAAATTGGACAGTGAATTAAAAAAAAAATAAACACGCATGAAAAAAAACAAAAAGAAAAATAACAGCGTTCAAAACAATACTCCAACAGAGGAACAAAAAATTGACAAAAGTCCAATTGTATATCAAAAATCAAAATTAAGAAATGAACTTTCAATATATGAAAGAGAATTAACAGAAAAACAAAAACAATTTGTTGAAATTGCTTTAAATAAAGAAACAAAAATGGTATTTGTCAGTGGTCCTGCAGGTACTTCCAAAACATACATTACTATATATGCTGCTCTTAAACTACTAAATAGTAAAAAGATCAGTGATCTATTGTATATCAGAAGCGCAGTAGAAAGTTCTGATAATAAACTTGGATTTTTGCCAGGTGAAGCACATGAAAAAATGGCACCATATATTCAACCATTATTGGAAAAATTATATGAAATGCTTCCAAAACATCAAATAGATCAACTAGAAAAAGAAGAACGTATTGATAGTATTCCCCTTGGATTTTTACGTGGATTAAACTGGAACGCAAAATGTATCATTGCAGATGAAGCTCAAAATATGACTTCAAAAGAACTAATTACTCTAATTACCAGAACAGGTGAATTTAGTAAAGTGTTCATTATGGGTGATCCAGAACAATCTGATATTAATGGAAAAAGCGGATTTACTAAGGTTTTAAGTCTATTTGATGATGAAGAAAGCCGTCAAAATGGTATATTTGTCTTCAAATTTGATGAAGATGACATTGTGAGAAGTGCTTTAGTAAAGTATATTATTAAAAAAATCAAAAAGATGTCTTAATTTATATTTATATATATCTTAAGACAGTATGCCTTCAGAAAATAAAACAATTACAGATTTAGATTCATTATCTGCTACCACAATATCAGACAATGATCTATTTTTATTTGTAGACCTCAAATCCAATGAAATTAAGAATATTGCTGCAAGTGAATTTGCACAATATAATGTAACCGCATCAGGTATTTTAACCACATTAGTAAGCGGATCATTTACGGGAAGTTTTACTGGATCATTAACAGGATTGATACAATCTTCTTCATATGCAAAAACTGCATCATTATCATTAACAAGTAGTAATCTGTTTTATAATGGATTAAATAACGGTACTGCATCATATAGTGTAAATTCAGCTATGTCAGATTATGCACTTAGTGCAAGTTATTCATTAAGTTCTTCATATGCAACAACTGCTTCATATTCAATCACTGCATCACAGGCATATGCAACTGGATCTACACATTCAATATTAACTACTGGTTTATCTGATTATGCGTTAAACGGTCTATTATCAAATACATCATCTTATATAAAATATAACGGACAAAATAATGGTACAGTATACAGATCAATAATAACTGAAACTGCAAACTATTGTTTAACCGCTTCAAATTTACAAGATGATAATACAACAACTGTTGCCAGATCAATTACATCAAGTTTTGCTCAAAATGCGTTAACCTCATCATTTATAGTATCTGCATCTACCTCAAATTTTGCTGAAACATCATCTTTAGGATCAAATGTTGTTTTTTCTTATGTTAGATTCAGAATACAATCAGCAGGTACTGATGGCAAGTATGAAATTATACCAGAAAGTTGGTATAATATATCAAACATAGGTATGTCACCTAATCCTGTAACCAAGGTTGATACTTATGACATTCAATTTGATGTAAAATATAAAGATTATGCAAAACCATCACTTGATAATAAAAATGCTTGTATAACAAAATTTAAACCAACTGTAATTAGTAATTTTGAATTTGGAAATTTATCAGAATTACAACAATCTAAACAAAGTGGAGCAAATGGTGATGATGGTGCTGGGGGTTTGTTAACTCCATATTATTTTGCTTCAAATGGATATTCTTGTACTGATGCCGGTTTTGTTTTGAAATTTACTTTAGTAGGCTTTGATCAAGCCAATAAAAATAAATGGAATGTACGTAATTTTGCAAGTAACTTTGCAGATAGAATGACATCAATTGCAAATGATTTATTGGAAGGATCAGTTTTTACCGCTATAGTTTATATAGATCCAAACGGAGTGGACATTAATACACCTAGTAGTACTAAATACCCATTTGTAGATCATACGAAATCATGTTAATTTGAATATTTATTGTAAACTATGGACCAACAAATTACAGATTTAGACTTAATAACAAAAGATGAAATGAATAATAACAATTTATTATTCATACAAGACATTTCTGAATCAGAAACAAAGAACATAGTAATTTCAGATTTAACTCAATACACTATTAGTTCTTCAAATATTTTATCATCTTTAAGAACAGGTTCATTTACAGGAAGTTTTTTTGGTATTGTAAGCGGATCAACATCTTCATCATCTTATAGTGATACTGCTAGTTATGCACAGATTTCACTTTTATTAAATTATATACCAGGAATAATTAATGGATCAAGTTCATATTCAGTTCATTCACTGTCATCATCACTATCAACTAGTTCATCTTTTAATACATCTGCTTCATTTTCTTTTACATCATCATACGCAGACAAAACTTCTTATGTATCAGTATTAACTGCAAATACATCATCAACATCATTAACCGCATCAAACGTTAATTTCTCATCATATTCAAATACTACTTTATTTTTAAATTATAATGGAGTTGATAACGGAACATGTTTACGTTCTATTATTGCTGAAAATGCAAGTAATTCTTCAATTGTTAAAAATTTAAGGATTGATAATACATCTACATCCTCACTTGCAATATCATCAAGTTATGCACTATTTGCTGAAAAATCCTTGTACATAAAACAAACTGAATATTCAAAAAATAGTGCAAAGTCACAATATACATCAAAAAATGTATATGCTTATATAAATTTTCAAGTTGTTGACGTAAACCAATTTAATATATACAGTTGGAAAAATATAAGATTAGATGATCCTGTTAAATTTAAACAATCAGGTCCATTTAGTCAATTTTATATTTATTTTGATAAACCACTTGATGTTACTATACCACAATCTACAACAACAGTTGTATCTGATTGGAACTTTGAAACTTCACGTTTTGTTGTTAACAATCATATATTCAAATCATATTCATTTCCAAATAAACATCTTGGAATGGTAGTAGGTATTTGGTCTGTTAATATCCACAAGGTAACGGATGCTAAATCTGAATGGGAACCATACAATGCCAGTAACATGTTAATTGGATCTACATTTTCAGTAGTTGCATATAAATCAACACAAAATTTTCCAGAAAAAGTATCTTTGGGATCTGCAGATACTATAATTCAAGTAGGAGGATGTGCAGCATTATAATTTTATGTCACACATAATAACAGAATTAAAAAATTTATCACTAGGAGAAGTTACCAACAATGATTTTATTATTGTGACTGAAGTAACTAATAGTTTGGGTCAAATTCAAACCAAAACTATGAACTTAGGTGAGTATACTAAATACAACATTACTTCATCAAATGTATTAAAATCATTTAGATCAGGATCACATAGTGGCACATTTATAGGAAATTTATCAGGTTCTTCATTATCATCATCAATATCAACTACTGCTAGTTTTTCTAATACAACAAACTATTTGAATTATTCTTCAAATAATGGTACTGCATCATATTCTATAAATGCAAATAGTGTACCTATAAATTCAAATAGTTCATATGCATTAACATCATCACATGCAACAAATTCCGTTACTTCTTCAAGATCATCTTATGTAAATATATCACCATATGTACCAGATGAAACAATTACATATAGAGCAGACACATCTGATTTCTCAAATAATTCTATTACCGCGTCAAATTCTCAAAAAACTAATTATCTAAATTTTGACGGCACTGATAATGGTATTATTTATCATGCAATCAGTAGTGATACCTGTTCATATGCATCAGTTGCAACCGGTTTATCATATCCAAATACATCAACCGCAAATAGATCAATAACATCAAGTTATTCTTCTACATCTATATCTGCTTCTTATTCACTGAGTTCCTCTTACACGGATTTTTCAATAAGATCTATATTTTCAGACAGTGAAGCGCATGCGTATATTACATTACTTATAAATGGTACCGGAGATGCAATAATTAATGCAATGGAGGGTGGAAACATAAGCAGTGTGGTTAGTATAAAAGAATATTATAATATAAATAAAGTTGTAATAAGTCCAGGATCTAATTTATCACTTGATATTATTGTTCAATTTGAAAATGAATTGAAAGATGAAAAATCTGCGCTTATTAAAGTTGATAGTTCTAGTAGAGTACAATTTAGTGCAGCTGCATATACTAATGACACAGATTTATATGATTATACTCCGTTATTTAACGCACAAGGTGGTGTAGACAACATTCCTTGGGATATAACAACGGGCAAAAGCTGTTCAAAGAGCACTGCAAAAATAACTTTAATTGGTAGAAAGTATGGAACTGATGATAGAAGTGCAGAACAATTTGCGGTGCCATCCGTTGATGTATTTAATAAATGTTATATATCATTGATTGTATTGAGTGGAAATGTAATTGGTGACGGTAAAAACTATCCAGAAACACCTCCTACTACAATTCCACCTAAATGTTAAGGTGTTTATTTTAATAAAGTAAAATGAATATAATAACAAAACTACTATATTTATATTTTATAGTGAATTATGTCAATAAAAATTAGTCAATTAAATGAGATTTCCGCTTCAAACATGAGCGGTTCTAATTATTTTCCAATAGTTTCAGACTATGAAGCTCCTGCATTTACTGCATCAACATACAGAGTATTAGTATATCAATTTCAGTCATTTATCTCAACCGGTAGCTTTACTGGATCATTTTATGGACTATCTTCTGGATCATTTATTGGAAATTTAACAGGAAGTATAAGTGGTAATGCAAATTCATCATCATTTTCTACATTTGCACTAACTGCTTCTTATTTGTCTTCTAATAATCTTGCTACATCAAGTTATTCTGTCAGTGGTGGATTTGCTTATTCAAGCAGTTATGCGGATTCTGCTGCAAGTTTATTATATCCAAATTTATCTACTGCAAGTTTTTCTATTAGTAGTTCTTATGTACAAACTAGTAGTTATTCAGTAACTAGTTCATTTGCACAAACAAGTAGTTATGTAAATCAATCAACGTACTCAATTACTTCATCATATTCACAAGTATCAAATTTGAGTTATTCTTCAACAAGTGCAAGTTATAGTTTAACCAGTTCACTTTCATTGAGTAGCAGTTACGCATTGACATCATCAAGAGCTATAACAAGTAGTTATAGTATTAGATCATTTTTAGCAGATACAAGTAGTATTAGTATTGTTGCAAATACTGCTATAACTAGTTCATATGCTTTACAGGCATTGAATTCAGTTAATGCAGTGACTGCATCATATGTAATTACCGCATCATATTTGGATGTATTTACACCAAAACGTAAAGTAATCTTTTCTACACCAGGTACACATTCATTCCAAATCAAAAAGAATGACTTATCTGTTCTTTCCGGTAGCGGACCTTTTACTATAAGAGCCACAGCAATAGGAGCTGGTGGTGGTGGTGCAGGAGCAACTTCAACTGGAATTAATGATGGAGGAACCGGTGGAGGTGGCGGCGCAGCTGCTCAAGGAACGTCATCATTTTTTCAAAGTACTATTTTTACAATTGTAGTTGGATCAGGTGGTGCTCCAGGAACAGGATCAATAAATGGATCAGGAACATATGGTAGTTCTGGTCAAAATGGAACTGATTCTTATTGTTATGATATTGCGGATGATTTTTATTTAGCTTATGCTGACGGCGGTTACGGTGGTCAAGGAGGTGTATTGAATCCAAATAGTGGTTCTGGTGGATTAGCATCATTATGTTCAGGAAGTATATTTATATATCCTGGTGCAGATGGTGAAAAATCCACAACACTTTCAGGTTCTGCTGGTGGATGTTGTTTTTATGGCGCTATGGGAGGTATTCAAAACCCATCAATTTCTACAAGTCCAAGTTCATCATGGAACGGATATGAGGGTGATTATCCGGGAGGTGGCGGCGGTGGTGCAAGTTCATTCTTGTCTGTAGGAGTAATTAACGGTGGAAGCGGATCACATGGACAAGTAATACTTGAATGGTAAAATTTGAATTTTTCCTAACTGTATATATTCATGAAAGATTTATTCAAATTTGAAAGACTTGTTGGAATATCATCCTTATTTATAGCAAGTTGTGCTGCATTTTTCAGTATAATTGGTATTGGAATGTTGTTTAGTGGATCTGCGTTAGCATCCATGATTATGGCAAGTTCACTAGAAATAGGCAAATTAGTAGCTACCAGTTTTTTATATAGATATTGGACCAAAACTAAGTTGTTACTCAAGATATACTTGATTTCAGCAGTTGTAATATTAATGATTATTACTTCGTTTGGTGTTTTTGGATATTTGACATCAGCATATCAACAATCCGCAATTGAAAGTAAATTGGCGGAAGATAAAATTTTAGTTATTAATGATCAAAAGAAGTATACTGAAGATAAAATCAATTCCGCAAAGAAAAGAATTGAATCTATTGTTGCTTTAAGAAACAGTCAAGAAGCAAGATTGGGAGAAAGTATGACAAATGTGGTTATTAGTCGTAATCCAATTCAATTGGCGCAAATACAAGAACAAACCAAAGAGTTGATAGACAAGAGTGAAAAAGATATTGAATCTGAAAACGGTAAGATACAAAAAGGAATTGATGAATTACAGTCATTTGACAAGAAAATTGCTGAAATTAAGATGGAATCTGGAAGTAAAAAGGATATACAAACATTTAAATTTATATCAGAACAATTCAATGTAAACATGAATACTGGTGTTACTTGGTTTATTGTTGCTCTTATATCAGTATTTGATCCATTAGCTATATGTTTATTATTGGCATATAATACTACATTGAATTTTACGGATAAGGTTGAAAAGCCAAAAGAAAAAGATGATATAAAGATATATCAACATCAAGATTCAGTAACTGAACCAGAAGAAAATGTAGAATCTATAGTAGAACAAGCAAAAAAAGAAGCGCAAGAAGAAGTTAAAAATGAAAAAATAATTAAAGAGATAGTTACTGAAATTAAGGAAGTTCCTGTTGAAAAGATTGTGGAAAAAGAAGTTATTAGAGAAGTTCCATCTAACAAAGGTCCACATTTTAGTTTTTAGTAAAATAAAATTAAAATTTTTGAATAAAAATGTTGTTTTTAAGTTATTATCTTATATATTTAGATATCAGTCTAAATTATATATATGGATATTGCAGATATTAAAGAAATAATGTCGCTTCTAAATGAAGCAAAGAACAGTGAAAACTGGGATTTAGTTGATGAGGTATTGGATTATATGTCAGATTATCTAGATGATGATTCTGATCTATTAGAATAAAGATTATGATTATTATACTATCAGTGTTATTGACCGCTTCTATTTGTGCTAACATATTTTTAGGTTATGCACTAGACATCAATCTTGACAAAATAGAAACATACCAAAATTGGTTTTTAGATATTAAAAAGGAAGTATCCGTTACGTATTCAAAATTAAAAGATTTAGATGATAAGCAGATGTTTGAAAAAGATGATGATGTAGGTTTTGTTTTTTCCGAGATAGTGAAATTAATTGAAAAATTAAAGGAAAGGACTGAATGAAAAATTCAAAAACTGTTGGACTTAAATCAAAGAAAAAAACAATAAATATTAAAAATAAATCAAATAAAAAAGTAGTTAAACCAAAGAAAAAGATTCAAATAAAAACAATTAAACCAAAAAAAGTATCAAAAAAAGTTGTTGAATCAAAAAAATTAACTACGTCAGATGTAACAGTCACATCTGATATTGTTACTGGACCCAAAAAAAGAAAAAAGAAGATCGGAGAAAAAATGTATTTTACCACAGATACTGAAAAAGCCATTATTCAGTATAACAAAGAACAGTCTATGGATATTAGAAATGAAATTTATGATGAACAAATTAAACCATGTTTTGATAAATTAGTAGAAAACGTATTCAATACATTTAAATTCACTTATTTTGATAACAGTCCTATTGAAATCCAAAAGGAAACAATTGCACATTTAGTTGCAAACATGCATAAGTTTGAAGAAGGCAAAGGTAAAGCCTTTAGTTATTTCAGTATTGTTGCTAAAAACTATCTAATATTCCACAACAATAACAACTATAAGAGATTCAACCAACACGTTGATATTAGTGAAACTCCAAGTGATAGTACTGTTTGTTTACAAACCACGGATTCTTATCATGATGAATTAGAAACCAGTGAATTTATGAAGTTGATGGTTGATTATTGGGAAAAAAATATTGGTAAAATATTCACCAAACAACGTGATTTAAACATTGCCAACGCTGTAATTGAATTGTTCAGAAACAGCGACAGAATTGATTCTTTCAATAAAAAAGCGTTATATTTGTATATTAGAGAAATCTCTTCTTGTAAGACTCAACAGATTACCAAAGTAATTAATAAGATGAAACAGTATCAAAATACTATTACCAAGTCTTATTTAGACAGAGGAACATTAAAACAAGAGATGTACGCCAGATAAATTTAAGTAAAACACGGTATTTTCAATATTTATAGTCATGGACTTAGATTTTGAATTATATAAGGGTAAAAAATACTCTAGTTTACTTAAAGATGTGGTTGTTAATTCTGAACAGAAGAAGGACCAAATTGATATTTTGGTATCTGATCTTCGAAGTATGATTAAAACCGCTAATGATGCAATAGTAGTTGTACCACTAATTAAGGATTATTTGGATGTTTCAGTCAGAAATGATGAGCAACTTGTCAAATTAGCCGCAGTGGTACAACGTATTATTAGTAGTCAAAGTCAAGGTGAAGACGGTAATATGGGAATGTTATTGAGTGAAGATGAACGCAAACAATTGATGGGTGAAGTTGAAAAAATTACAAAAGAAATCAATACTCCAATTGAAATAAACTCAAAGAAATAATATGTCAGGATATTCAGATTATAATTCAGTAATAGCAGCAATAAGAATTGGTTCATTTAGTGATTCATCTTTGAATTCATCTTTACAATTTGAACCAGCAGTTGTGTTGGACGTAATCCTTGATGATTCACATCCAATATTCAAAACAAAAATTAATATTAATCCAACAGAATGGCCAGATGCTGCAAATGATAAACCTGCGGATCAAAATGATAAAGATTATACATGGATTGGTAGAGTATTAGTCAGACCATTTAGTACTCATAAAACAGTTGAAAAAGAAAAATTACCATGGGCATTACCATTAGAAAATACAGGTATAACTGAATATCCACTTGTAAATGAAGTTGTATCAGTAGTAAATTATCTTGGTAATTTTTATTATACCAGAAAAATCAATATAACAGGATTTCCAAATAATGATGCTAATCCTACATTTGAAAAAAGAGTTGGATTAAACAGAGGAAATAGAGAAATAAAAAATAATCCAACTGATCCAGATGTTTTGTATAAGGGACCAGTTTCATATTTAACTTCTAAACAATATAAGAATACAAGTAATGTAACTGTTTTGGGTAGATATTTTAAATCAAACGGAAAAATACGTTCAGTAAAAAGATTTGAAGGGGATACTGTAATTGAAAGTAGACATGGACAATCTATTAGATTTTCTGCTTATGATGGTATAAGAGACAATGATATAGGTGATCCAAAATATACGGATTATTATAACAAAGATGGTGATACAAATCCAGTAAGTAATAAATTGGCTGGATTTGGAAATCCAATGATTTTGATTAGAAACAGACAAAAGAATATATCAAAACCTACGCCTGAAATTTCAGAAAAAAATGCAGGTGGATATGTGTCTGAAGATATAAATCAAGACGGTACATCCATTCATATAACATCAGGATTAACTGAATCCAGTTTTAAATCAACATGTAAAAAGAAAATATTCCAAGATCCTTCTGTTTCAAAAGAAGAAGTATCAGCATTTTCTCCACCAGGATGTACTAAATTTAGACTACCAATACTTACTGGAGATCAAATTGTAATTAATAGTGACAGAATTATTGTAAGTAGTAGAAATGGTGAAACTATACATTATTCAAAAAAGAGATATGGAATTGTAACAGACAATGAATACACAGTTGATTCACATGGTCAGATAGTAATGACCACAAACACAAAAACAGTGATTAACAGTCCGGCAATATATCTAGGTCAATATGATCAAACAAATGAACCCGCTTTGTTGGGTCAAACAACTGTTGACTTTCTGTATGACCTTGCAGATTTAATATTAGATCACGTTCATTGGCAATATCATGAACATGTCACATCCACAACAAATACACCAACTGAACAATCAGGTCAACCAGCAGATTATCCAACACAATTAACCAATCAAATTGCAACTCCACAAGAAAAGTTGAAAGCTTGGAGAGATAGTCTTGATAAAATTTTAAGTAAAAGAGTATTTTTAACTGGAGGCGGTTATGCCCCAGGAAGAAATGGTGGTTCTATTGAAGGAGGAACTCCACCAACTGATATTAATGTATTTAACGGAAGTGGTGTTCCAGGAGGTTATAACGGAAAAACAAGAGGTCCAAATCCATCAACTTGGAGTTAATTTATGTACACTTTACCTACACCACCATCATTAAACTTACAAAATCCATTAGGTTCTTTGCCAACTCCTAGTTTGCCAAGTATTCCTCCACTTCCAACCGCACCAAAGTTACCTTTAAAAAGAGTATCTGGACTTGACTATAAAAAGACATTTACAGAAACGTCAACATATAAAAATTTAAAAACAAACATACCAACATCATTACCATCAGTTCCGACTGTTCCATCAGTGCCAAATTTTTCACTGCCTTCTCCTCCTGCAGTACCGTCAGTTCCTTCAATTCCCTCTATACCACCTATACCAACACTACCAAGTATGTCAAATTTACCTACTACACCTAGTATTCCGTCAATACCAAAGATTCCAGTACCAAACGTACCTCCAATGTCATCTATCATCAAACCACCAGCATTTCCAGCGGTACCTAAACTTAAAATTGTACCTATTGTGCCTGGTACACCACTTTCAGTACAAGCATCCATGATAAAACCAAGTTAATTTTGGTAAATAAATAAAACATTTTGGTATGTAGTAAAATATAATTATATAATATCAACAAGTATGAAAACACAAGAATTAAAAGAGATAATCAGATCAGTAGTAAAGGAAGAACTTCAAAAGTCTCTTCCAACTCTTATTCCTAATATTTTGAGTGAAATATTAACTGGTCAAAGTAAACCAACGGTCAGTGAAAACTTTGAAAAACCAAAAGTTTCACAAAAACCATCTGAAACTGTACAACCAGCAAAGAAAACATTTAAAAAATACACAAATAATGATGCTTTAAATGCTGTCTTGAATGAAACTGTAGGTGGAGTTCCAAGAGAAGGTGCTTATGTGGGACTCATGGGCGCATTACAAAGTGAAGCTTCTAGTGGTATTAATATTAATGAATCAGTACAAATGCCACAACAAATCACACCAGTTAATGAAGAACAATCCAAAGTACTTAATGTCATTAATAGAGACTTTAGAAAATTAATGAAAGCAGTTGATAAGAAAAAGTCAGCAGGAATTGGTGGTGGTCTAGTATCAATGTCATAATATGAATCCAATTGGTTTAACATTACCTTTAAGATCTGGCATAAATGGATATTTTGAGCAGTCATATGACACTCTTACTCAAATTAAGGCCAATATAACTAATTTTCTTAGCACCAGACCTGGTGAAAGAAGATTTAACCCTCAATTTGGTACAAAATTGTATCAATATTTGTTTGACCAAAACATTGAAGGGTTTGATGAGATTTTAAAGAATGTTATCAAAGAAGATATAAATTATTGGTTTCCAAATGTAATTGTAAATACTGTATTTTTAGACATTACAACCGCTCAAAAAAACAAGAACACTGATAATTATATAATAAACCTAAAAATACAATTTACGGTAAACAATCAAACTGATGTACTTGGCTTAACTGTAACAAGCAATTTATAATAATATGGCAGAAACACTACCAAAATCATTTCAACCTCTTAATAAAGATATTAAATATCTTAACAGAGATTTTGCGTCATTTAAAGCTGGTTTGATTGAGTTTTCAAAGAACTATTTTCCTAAAACTTACAAAGATTTTAGTGAAAGTTCTCCAGGCACAATGTTTATTGAACAAGCTGCATATGTAGGTGATGTATTATCATATTACATTGATTATCAGTTCAAAGAATCGTTGATGCCATACTCAGAAGAACGTAAAAATGTACTTGCGTTGGCTAAATATCTTGGATACAAGACCACTCCAACTAAATCATCTATAACTGAGATTGAACTGTTTCAATTGATACCATCAAAGGTTGATTCTGATGGAAATTATGTACCCGATGAAAAATACTGTTTGTCAATTAAAGAAAATATGGAGTTGTTAAATAACTCTGATCAAAATTTTATTATAAGTGAACCAGTTGATTTTTCAGTTGACACTAGATTTTCTCCAAGAGAAGTAAGTGTATATTCAAGAGACTCATTAGGAGTACCACAATTTTTCTTGTTGAGAAAAACTGCTAAAGCTTTTGCTGGTAAAATTGTTACTAAAAATTTCACCGTTGGCACAGCTACTCCATATTATAAAATTGCGTTAGAAGAAAAAAATGTAGTCAACATAATTTCAGTTGTGGATGAAGATAACAATAAATGGTATGAAGCTGACTATTTGGCACAAGATGTAATTTTTACTGATGTAGACAACTCACAAGTTACAGATGAAAACTTCTATATTTACAAATCAGAAGTTTCAAAAATTATAAAATCATTGAAGACTTCAAGAAAGTATATAACTAGTGTTACTGCGGACAATACAACTTACTTGGAATTTGGTCCTGGTTTAGACAATTATTCAGATGAAATAGTATATCCAAATGCATCTATTGTTGGTATTGGACTGTCAAATATAAGAAATACAGACATTTCTTTGGACGGAAGTAATTTTTTAAAAACAAATACATTTGGTGCAGCTCCAGCAAATACAGTGTTAACTATCAATTATATAATTGGTGGCGGATCACTTTCAAATTGTAACGCAAATGAAATTACCAGACTCAGTTCATATGAACTATTGAATGATGCAACTTCTTTAAATCCAGAAGAACAAACATTATTTAATACAGTACAACAAACTTTAAGAGTAAATAATTATAGTGCCGCAGTAGGTGGTGCAGATGAAGAATCTGTAGATCAAATTAAGCAAAATGCTGTTTTGAATTTCACTTCTCAAAATAGATCTGTGACTAAAGATGATTATTTGATTAGAACTTACGCAATGCCACCAAAATACGGATCAGTTGCTAAAGCTTATATAACATCTGATACAGATTTGGTGTTGAATCTAAAAAATGATGTATCTGGATTTGTTGATTATAATAACAATACTACCGACACAAATAATTCAGTAGATAACTATTTTAGAAAAATCAATTATGATGTAACCAATCCATTTTCAGTTAATTTGTATGTGCTTGGATATAATGAAAATAAAAATCTAACACAAATTAATGAAGCTTTATTTTATAACATAAAAGAGTATTTGAAAAAGTATAGACTTTTAACTGACGGTGTGAATATTATTGACGGATATATTATTAATATTGGTGTAAATTTTAAAATTTTAACATACAACAATTATAACAAAAAAGAAGTGTTAAATAATTGTATTACTAAAGTAAAAGACTTTTTTAACATTGACAAATGGAGTTTTTCACAACCAATCAATTTGAGTCAATTGGAACTAGAAATTGCAAGAGTAGAAGGTGTACAATCTTTAACAAATGTTGAAATTGTAAACTTAACTGCTAAAGATGGTAACTATTCACCACATGAATATGATATTTTATCCGCAACAAAAAACAAAATAATATATCCATCATTAGATCCATGCGTTTTTGAAGTCAAATACCCTGACATAGATATCAAAGGAAACGTAGTATAATATGCATACATTTTTATATCCACAAAAAGATACATACATAACCAATGAAGTTGGATACGCCGACAAAAACTTTGGTATTGATGAAATTTTGGAGTTAAAGGCACATCCAACAACAACTACTACTATAGTACAATATTCATCATCTTCAATTAGTCAATCTGCGGATTATAGTAGAATTTTAATTAAATTTGATGTTACTGAAATTTCTAAATCCCTCTCAAATGGTTCAATAACCAGTGATGTTACGTTTAAATTAAAACTAAAAACCACCCAAGCCAGTGAATTACCTGTTAATTATACAGTTTACGGATATCCTATCAGTCAAAGTTGGAATATGGGAATTGGTAGATATTCTACAGGAGGTGATTTAGTTGGCACAAGTTGGAATTATACTAATTATGCAAATGGTAGCGGATCTTTTTGGTATGTTAGTGGATCAACAATCACAACAGGTACATCTGCATCTATAAGTCAAGGTGGTACATGGTATAATTCAGTTCCATCAACTTATCAATATAAGTCCTCATCATTTTGTACATCATCATTTAGTGGAAGCTCACTCATATGTTCACAATCATATGATTATACAACATCTGATATCAATATGGATATTACTAGTATTGTTAAAGGATGGATTTGTGGATGTGTACCAAATGAAGGTATAATTTTAGTAAGTTCATTAGAATCTAGTACAGTAGATGGAGTTGATAGTACAGTTAAATTCTTTAGTAAAGAAACAAATACAATTTATCAACCTTATATTGATATTTCTTGGAATGATAGTGTGTACACAACAGGAAGTATGGTTCCTTTAACTGGAATTATACCATATACAGTTGTAATACAAAATCTATCAAAAGAATATAAGTTTGGAAACATTCCAAGAATTAATGTATTTGCTAGAGAAAAATATCCATTGAAGAATTTTATAAAGGGATATCAACAAATTAGTTATTTGAGCTCAAGTTTGTTGCCATCTGCATCTTATTATTGTATCAAAGATAATGAAAGTGAAAACATCGTAGTTGATTTTGATGAAAAT